ATATTCTGAGCACATGAGAAGGCCGGTCAGACAGCAGATCACGAAGCCGACGACGATCGGGCAGATGCGCGAGCGGATAACCGTGCAGCGTGCCACCAGGACGCCTGACGGGATCGGAGGCGGCGCGACGACGTGGGCCGATGTCTATACGCTGCCGGCGCGTGCGCAGGCTATACGCGGCGCTGAGGGCGTCTCAGGCGGTCGTCTCGTCACGGTCGAGACGTATCTGTTCGTGATCCGGTTCGGTCCGACGATCACAACGCGCGATCGCATCGTCTGGTCCGGGCGATACTGGAACATCACTAGCGTCGCGGATCGTGAAAACCGTCGGCAGTATCTGACGATCGAGGCGACAGCGGGCGACGACGGAGCGTACTGACATGGCGAAGAATTACGTTCGCGGCGCTGCGAAGCTGAGAAAGAAATTGCGCGCGATGCCTGTGGTCATTCAGTCCGGCGTGAAGGCAGCGATCCGCACGGAGACATTAATTGTGCGTGATGCGATTCGCGCAGCAACGCCGGAATCGGATGAAGGTATACCGAAAGATTGGCAGGGCACGCCGAGAAAACATCTTCGCGAGGCGATCAAAGCGCGCTTTTCGCTGAAGGGTTTGCGCGGCGCTGTCGGGATCACTGGCAAAGACAAGCGGACATTCTTCTTCGCGAAGTTTCTCGAATATGGTTTCCGTGGTCGCGGTACGAAGCGAGACGGGAAGCGCGGACCGCCTAAGCCGGTGAAGATCACGAAGTATGCTTTCTTTCGTAAAACGTGGGGGCCATTGCGTCCGGTTGTCGAGGCGCACATGATTCGCGAGACGAAGCGGGCTTTTGACAAGGCAGCGAAGCTATGAATCCTGAAGAAGTGCAGAAGGCAGTTTATAACGCGCTGACCAGTGCGCTCGGATCGCCTTCGATCCCGGTATATGACGACATCCCCGAAGACGAAGATCCGATCTATATCGTGATCGGTGATGATGAGCAGGCCGCAGACGACACGAAGCCGCGCTTCGGTGTTTCGCATCGAATACAGATCGACATCTGGTCATCGTATTCGGGATACAAAGAAGTGAAAGAAACGATCGCTGCGATCTACTCGGCGCTGCATCGTCAGTCGATTAGTGTAGCCGGGCACGAATCTACGCCTTTACAATTCGAAATCAGCGACTATCTCGATGATCCGTCCGGGCTGAAGCATGGGCTGATCATTTTTCGTTTACAGACTCAGCCGGAGATATAAGGCATGGCTAGAAAACTCGGTCAGAATTACAGACTTTATGTGGGCAGCGGTGCATCGCCGGAAGTCTTTTCAGTGCTCGCGGGTCAGCGCTCGCTGACGCGTGACGAATCAACGCCGCTGATTGATCAGTCTTCAAAAGAGACAGGTCAGTATGCATTGCAGACGCCAGGCCGGAAGGCGCTGACGCTGACGGTCGAAGGGATTCTCGATCTGCCGGACGCGAACGGCATCGAGCGGCTGAAGACGGCAAGCAATGCTGATCCTTTGGTTCCTGTGGCGATTCAGATTCAGGACACATCCGTATCTCCGAATGCGGTCGTCTTCGAGTGTGAAATGTATCCGGGCAACTTCAACATGGGCGCGGACGATCAGGACAATGCGACTTACTCTTTCAGTCTTACGGCTGAGTCGGCTCCGTCCACTGACGATCTTTCGCCTTAATGTTGGTCGCTAACGCAGAGCGCGGCGAAGTCGAGATCACGCTTGAGGGCGACACGGCGCGTCCACTTCGGCCGTCTTATGAAGCGATCGTCGCGATCGAGAAAGAGCTGGACACGACATTACAGGCGCTGTGCGCGCGCGCTGCATCTATTTCGTTTCTTCAGATCAGCGAGGTCGGCGTGATCATGTATCACGGCATGATCGCAGCCGGGAAGGATCGCAATGATGCAATGCTGCGCAACGTGCAGCGCGACAAGCTGACGCGGCTCGCCTTCGAAACGGGCGTCACGAACTTGCAGCAGCCGATCGGTCAGTTTTTGATCAACGCGCTCAGCGGCGGAAAGCCGATAAAAAAAGAGGACGCCGGTCAGACGACGCTGACTTTAGCTACCGGCGCGTGATGGGCATCGCGTGCGCGGCGTTTGGCTGGCAACCAGCGCAATTCTGGAGCGCGACTCCGCATGAGCTGGCTGCGATCAGCGAAGGCTATGAAACGATAAACAGCACAGACTAGAATCACTTCGTGCAAACGGGGTGATTCATGTCGAATGTCGATTCGCTGCTCATCCGCATAGATGCTTCGACCGAAGCGCTGCGGCGTGAGCTTCAAAAGGGCGATCAGTCAGTCCGCAAGTTTGCGGATCGCACTGATCAGCATCTGACTCGGTTCGAGTCGCGCATATCGAAAATCGGCCGATCGGTGAAGACGGCGATCGGCGGTCTGGGTGTTGCGTTCGGCGCGGCCGGTCTGGCGCGCGGGCTTCAGGATGCGGCCGGTAAGGCGATCGACTTCGAACGATCGCTTTCGCGTGTCGTCGGTCTGGTCGGCACTTCGCAGCAAGAGGTCGAAAACTTCCGCAACGAAATCGGCCGGCTCGGAAAGGCGACGGGCAAGGGTCCGCAGGAACTGGCTGACGCGTTTTTCTTCGTGCAGTCGGCCGGCATATCCGGTGCTGAAGCGCTCGATGTTCTGGAGAAGGCCGGCAAGGCCGCGAGCGCGGGACTCGGTGACACGGCGACTGTGGCGGATGCGGTCACGTCTGCGATCAACGCGTATGGCAGCGCTAACCTGGACGCAGCCGAAGCGACCGATGTACTGGTTGCGACGGTCCGCGAAGGTAAAGCCGGCGCAGACACGATCGCCACGGCGCTCGGTCGCGTCATTCCGATTGCGTCTGAAATGGGTGTCGAGTTCAACGAAGTCGGCGCGACCATTGCCGCGCTGACGCGTGTCGGTGCTTCAGCAGAAGAATCATCAACGGCGCTCGCTGCGGCGTTGCAGTCTTTGCTGACGCCAGGCACGAAGGCCGAGAAACAACTGAAGGCTTTCGGGCTGAGTGTTTCGGATGTGCGAAAGAGCATCCGCGATCGAGGTCTGCTCGATACGCTGCTCGATCTGAAAGATCGCTTCGGTGACAACGAAACAGCGATGGCGAATGTATTCTCGAATGCGAGAGCACTTCGCGGAATTCTCGGGCTTGTCGGAAACAACGCCGAAGAAGTCAAGAAGGTCTTCGAGGAATTGCTGATTCCGACAGGCGCGCTCGACAAGGCTTATGCAGCCTGGGCGGCGACGACAGACGGCAAGCTGAGTGTCGCGCTCACGTCGCTCGAAGATTCAGCGATCCGATTAGGTTCATCAATTCTGCCGGGGGTAGCCTGGGCGGTTACACAAATAGCTGACTCGATCGACTTTCTAGCCGGCAAGTCTCGCGATCTGGCTGATGCGCTTCAGAAGCCGAGCGCGGTTTCGATCGAAGGCGTGAACGCCGAGCTGACGCGGCTGCGTGTGCAGCTCGAAGCGGCAGAGCGTGCGGCTGATAGCTGGTCCCTGTTTGGCAATACGGAAACGCTTAAGACTCCTGAACAGCTTCGCGAAGAAATCGCGACGCTTGAGCGATTTTTGAAGTCGCTCGAAAGCGAAGAATGGAAAGCGGCGATTAAGCCGTATGTCGTCTTCGATGAAGAAGCACGTCAGCGGCTTCGAGATTCGATCTCAGGCGGGCTTGAAGCGGTGCCGATCAAGATAGCGCCGGAGCTGGACGAAGCGAAGGCGGATCTTGTGCGCGGTCAGGTGAAGGATCTTCTGAAGCAATTCGATGCTTCTGAAGGGCTTCGCGATCAGCTTGAGGAAATGAAAATACAGACGCTGCGCGCTGAGGGCAAAGTCGAAGAAGCCATCATCGCGAGTGCGGAACGGCGCAAGCGTGCCTATCGCGAGCAAGCAGAAGAAGCCGGGCTGTACAGTGAAGAAATTGCCGCTTACTTCGCAGAGGTCGATGCGCAGACACAGATCGCGATCGAGAAATTCAGGGAAGGTCAGAGCGTCGCCGGCGAATTCGCCACAGCGTTCGCAGCGGCTTTCGAGTCGCGCGGAATGGATGCTTTGCTCGAAGGCGATTTCAGCGACGCGATAAGTGCTTTCACGAAAGACATTATCGAGCTGATCTTCAGACTCACGATACTGAAGCCGCTGGCTGAAAAACTCGAAGAATCGCTCGGCAATATCGGCAACGCGAACGCGAGCGGTTCGGGCGGCGGTATCTGGCAGAACATTGCAACGGGTCTGGCCGGTGCGTTCGGCGGCGCTCGCGCGGCCGGCG